GTCGGTATCAGAACAGCAAAGTTCGCACCGGCTGCGTACCCGTGGTTGTTCAGCGTGACGACGACGTTGATGTCTCCGGAGTTTGTGTCGAACTCTGGGACAGTGCCGCCACCGGTGACCGTCGAGGTGGCGGGAACGATTGCGCCAAGGATGTTGGTGGAGGTGATCTCATACGCACCGCTGTTGAACGCCGTGGTCTTGTAGAAGCCGGACAGGATGAGGCCATCCACGCTGATCGGGGTCACAAGGAAGATTGCGTCGTACGATGTCACGAATGACGCCGCGTCGTTGACCTTCACGATTGCCGATCCGCTCACGGTATCGAAGCTCGGCGTTATGTTCGCGGTGTAGTATTGCGGCGACCGGTTGAGCGCGGACCCGGCACTTTCGCTGGTGAAAACACCGTTTTCAGCGCCCATGGCCAAGAACGAGTTGCTGTTCGTGTCGGCCCAAGCGTGCAGCGCCCTGACGGTGGCGGTGAGGGGCTGCGACAGGAACTTCGTCCACCCACCAAGCTTCTGCGGCAGGGCGGTGCCATTCCGATCCGGCACGAACCGGATCAGGTTGCTTTCCGAGATCGCGGCCTCGTTGAGAGCCGGTGTGCGGTTCTGGTCGACGCCGGGGATCAGCTTCAGTGACGCGTGCGGCATGTCTTACCCTCTGGTCGGCGAGGCGACCGGTGCTGGGGACTGCGACGTCCAGCCCGGTCCTTCGAACTTCTTGCGGGCTTCCTCGACCGCAGCGCCGCTGAGGAGAGCCTTGTACTGCCCCTCGTAGCTCTGTGCCATCTGAGGGTCATCCGACTGGCGGCCAAAGTTCCGCTGGTACGCGGAGATGTAGATCATCGATGCCATGATGAAGAGATCGGGCAGGTACTGGCTGATGAACGTCGGGCTGTTTGCCAGAGACAGTGAGTTCGGACGATACGTCGCCACCACTTCCACGCTGTACGCGGCGTCAGGGACGGGCCCGACGAAGAACAGGTTCTCGTTGAACGGCGCAAAATACTTCGGCTGCCCACGGTTGCCAGAGGCGTTCGACCCGTACACCGCGTCCAGAAACTCCTTGGTGGTAGGGAGCAGCTGCACGCGGGACGCAGTCGGATCGTCCGGGTTGTTAACCCCAACTGGCAGGATCAGGTTCAGCTGCTCTGTCACCACGATGGAGCCGCTGTTGTCTGGCAGCGTCATGGGGAAGGTGAGGTTCCGGTTGCCAGCTGCCAGACCGATGGTGGGGCCATGGATCGACGTGGAGGTGAACATCAGATCGAGATCGCGGTAGATGCGAAGCTCGGCGTAGTCGATCATGGACGGCGCGATCTCCAAGAAGTTCACGTCATCGACAGCGACCACCGCCATCTGGGCGATCTGGTTCAGGTAGGTCGTATAGGTCAGTCCGGCCACGGCATCACCTCGTTTTGCGGCATCCTATCCCAATTGTGGCCAGCTGGCGAGTGCCTGATGCCGCTCAGCGCACGTCCTCAGGGCTGACCTGTCGCGCCCCCACGCCTTCTCCACCTCTGCCTGCGTCATGGCTCTCTCTGGCAGGCTGACGGGCGGTGCGCAGGGGGCTGTAAGGCTGGGCGGCGGAAGTATCGGGATGGGTTCAACGCTTCTTGAGGCGCATGACGCTGTCAGCACCAAGGCAGACAAGATTGGCACCGACATCCGCATTTGCCTCATCCTCCAGCTGGATCATTGCTTGGGCACGCTGGAATTCCGCGTTGAGCCGTTTCTCTTCTGCCTCACTGGCGATCTCTGCAGCACGAAAAGCATCTTTCTGAGCTTTCGCCAGCGACACTGCAGCCCGACCTGTTTCAATTTTGACCCCCAGACCGTACCCAATGGTGCCTGAAAGTATCACCCCGATCAGGGCTGCGATCAGAAACCAGTGCCGCATCATGCTTCGTTTTTGGACGACGCCGTGGCGCTCTTCATTTGCGGAAGGTCGCCGGGACGTCCCTTGTAGGTTGTGGGCCAGCGGTATCCACGAGCGCGGCCCCTGTCGATTGGCGTGACGCTGACGGTGTCGCCCTGATTGCCACCAAGGACGTAGAACCGCTTCTCATCCTGTCCCACCAGAAAGCCGACATGGCCGCCACCGGGGCGCTCAAACGCCACCACAGCACCGTACGCGGGGTTGCAGGCCTTGCCGAACAGCAGCCAGTTCAGCGCCCAGTAGGGGTTCTCGCCCAGCTTTCCGGGGCGTGGCTCGTCGGGAAGCGCAAGCTCGATGGCGGTGTCCACGAAGTCGCCGCACCATGGCAGCTTGGACGGGTCACCCAGCGTCTTCCCGTCGCTCTTCAGCCACTTGGCCAAGACGGCGCGATCTCTGGTTTCGTGAAGGCCCAAGACCTTCTTGGCTTCTACCATCCACGGGAGATCACTCATCGTCGTCTTTCCCCGGAATGAAGGTGTCGATCACCTTATCTGCGATTTTGTCGCTCTTGCTCTCAAGCATTCCAGCGAAGCGAAGGGCAAAGCGCGTCAACCGTCTGGAGAAGAACCCTGCCGCGAACATCGCAACCTGCACCGGGAAGCCCGGAAACATTCGGTGCGAGACTATACCGGCAAGGTGCGAAGCAAGGAACGCGCCCAGTATCACCAGCCAGAGCTCCCGTTGGTCCTGCTCGGGCTCCGACCGCATGGCAAACGTGGCACCGGCGATGGCAAGGAAGATGCCACCGACCCATTCATATGGGGAAAAAGATATTCCAAGACCCGCCAGTGCCAAGGTTGTCCAATCCTTGGCGTGGTCTGCAAGTACGTCCTTCAACCTCTTCTTCTCCATCACAAAGCTCCGAGATTGTTCCGGAACATCCCCAAACATCAAGAAATGCGGTAAATGATCCAAGTTGCAATGCCGGTCCTGCGAAGTCTCCAGCGGGAGGAGTTTCCGTTTGACGTCGCCAAGGAGCCGATACTGGTCACACCAGTGTTGACGCCAATGGTTACGTTCCCAGAGCCGGTGTGAATGATTGAAAAGTCGAAGGCCATGTCAACATTTGCAGAATAATACGTGTCCAGTGCCGTCCCAAGCGGGAGCGTCAATGTATTGGAAGCGCCGGTGTATTGAATGATACCCGTGGCGATCTGCGCCGCAGTAAGGGTCGTCGATCCGTTGAGAACGGTCGGAGCGCCCTGAGCCGAAAGAATGACATTGTCGGTGTTGTAGGTCTGTTTGACGGCACCATTGGTCGAGACGGTGATCGCCCCGGTACTTGTCACGGCTGGCGTGGTGACGGAGGTGAAGGCCCCAGACGCCGGGGTGATACCACCCACAGACGTCGCGTTGATGCTACCGCCGGTCAGGACGACAGAGTTCGCATCCTGAATGGCGATGGTCCCGAGGCCAAGGTTCGAACGAGCACCGGCGTCTGTGGTGGCACCAGTTCCACCAGCCGTGATCGGGATGGGAAGCGTGGTGGGGAGACCGACAGCCGATGCGGCAATGATCTGACCCATGCTGATCCTGACCGATGATCCAGCCTGAACGCCCTCAAGAAGCTCTTCGCCGCTCAAAGCGATCACAGGGGGCATGTTCGGGATTTGGATATTTGCCATCAGATCGGCCCTGTCTCTGGAACGGTTGTGTTACCATACGGCAAACCGGGGTTGCTGTCACCGGGCGCATTCGGATCGGTGCCGGGGCGCTGGTTCAAGCTGCCGTTGGCAAAGCCCGTCTGCTGGGTGACGCGGTTGCTGTCGTTCTCGGTGATCCGGAAGTCGCCGCCCGGCACGGGGATACCAGTCTTGAAGTTGACCGCGTTCAGCCCAGACGTGACCCGGAAGTCGGTCGAGGCGTTAACGAAGTTTTCGGGCCGTGGGTTCATGATCGGCGGCGGATCACCCGGCAGGACAATCGCACGAAGCTGAGACTGGGGGCGGTCCATGCAGGGCCTGCAGACAAGCAGGTTCTTCCGGATCAGGTTAGCGCCAGCCCAGTCGTACTGGAACGACAGATCGACGTGGTTGAACCTGCCACCACAGCGGTCGCAGATCGCATGGGCAGCGGGAGACGAGGGGTTTGTTCTAGCCCTACCAGCCTTGGATGCGTAACCCATGGATCAATTCCGGAAATAAGACCCGATCATCGGGGAGATGAAAGTGTTGACGTTTTCGACGTCTTGGAACGCGGCGATGTTGTAGCTCTCGTCAGCCTGACCCTTCAGAGCCACGGCGATCTGCGGGTTCCAGATGCGCGCCAGCCGGTATGTCAGGCCGTCTGCCAGTGCTTCAAGCCACCTGTACGGGATTTCGACGTTCTGGCCGTTGGCAAGGTTGGCGTCTTGGATGCGGCGCACGCGGTAGTAGCGGAGGGTCTGCGCGCCGGTATCGGCTGGCACCGGCCAGAGAGTGACGGTCGGCGCGGTCAGCCGATCAAACCAGAAAACGGTCGGAAAACCCTGCGTGCTTTTTGTAGAGTACGATGCATATTCCGTCCGGCTGACCGGCATGATCGGCCTGTCGACGTTGTTTGTGCGGATGTAAGCGTCGAGGATCATCACGGTGGTGGGATCGACGTTGTACACGGCCTGACCCTGCACCAGTGGCGTCTCGATCAAATCGACTGCCCAGAGGTTGACCCCTTGGTTTGAAAATCTGGAAAGCATCATGTTCGTGGCCATCCGCGCACTCTCCATGTGCTCTTGCACAAGAGAAGTGGGTCGAATTCCAATGTTCATATAGGCGTAGATGACAATCTCGCCCAGACTTGGGTTGAAGTCATATGTGCCGCTAGTTGTCATGATGCTTCTTGGCCTCCTCTGCGTCCCGGCGCTTTTGACCCCAAGGCTTTCCCTTGTTTGCAGCGCTCAGAGCTTCTCTAGCCTCTTGAGATACCACTTTTCCCGTGTGAGCGGCGGACAATTTTGCTTTGTGTTCATCGGACAGCTTCTTGCCACGGCGCTTGCTTGCTGAAGCTTCGACAGCATCGCGCGGCTGCTTTCTTCCAATTAGGGGTGCAATCCTCTTGGCCACAGCCTCTGGGTCTTGCTTCTTGCCCATCTTGGCGGCAGACATCCTTGCCTTTGCTGCATCAGACATCTTCAGGCCGCTCACGCCATCGCCGCCGTTGGTCTTGTTGGCCAGATCGATGCCAGCTTCACGCCAGAAGGCGATGCGCTCCATCTCGATCCTGAACGCGGTTTCTTCGTCCAGACCAGTTGCGACCATGCGGACTTCCACCGCCATGCCCAAGGCAGACAGCTTCTTCACGATAGCCCTGTGGTGCAAGTTCCTGTCGCGCATCTTGTTTGCGCGTCCGCCCATGCCTTTGCCGACGTAGAAGCACTCGTCTCGGTCGGGCCTCCAGTGCTCGTAGACATAGAACATGGATCAGCAATCCCACTTTCGGAGAGACAGGGCTTTTCTCGTAGGCTTACCCTTATCATCTTTCATCGGCCCCGGCATCCCAGACATTCGGGCGCAGAAGGATTTTTTCCGGCCAGCGTCCTTCTCCGTCTTGGGATTGGGCGCTGGCGGCTTCAGGTTCATGCCCTGCGCCTTGGCAGATGCCCTACCTTTGGCATTCAGCCCGCCCTTCGCAGACTTACCCTCTTTGCGGGTCCACGCCGGGGTCTTAGCCATCGACAGGTTCCAATCCCATGAGGCCCAGAGCAGCCACCGCATCCGGCCCGCTGAGAGCCGTCAGGTTTGTCGGGATCGCCGGAACGGGGTCCGTGCTGAACATCAGCACTGCCTGAGCGGCCTCGGCGGCGGGCATGTCGATCACTTCATCAACGTCCCAAGCGGGGCGGACGAGGGGCTGCGAGGCGCTCTCCACCCATGCATCAGAGGCTTCCCATGACGCTGCGGCGTACAGATTACCGCCGCTGTCTTGCCAGTTGAGACCCGTGTACGTCAGGTTGT